AATCATCGCCACCCAAAAATATAAGTGAAACGTGTTCGGTCCGTCCTTTTTGTAGTAATGCCTGTAAACGTTTTTTGCAGCATGAAAAAGCTTTTCCTGGTCTCGGCCTGAAACATACCAGTCAAGATGTGTTTCCATACATTCTTTCCACTTTTGCCACTTTGGACTGTAAAAAGTTCCCTCAGCCACCTACTCCTCCTCGCTTAAATCGACCATGCCCTCGCCGTTGTGTTCCACCTCTTCCGGCTTGCTGGCCTTCCCCTTCGTCACAACCTTCTTCACTTCCCGCGTCAGGTATCCGCAGGCCGTACAGGTGGTCTCATGCACATTGTCCGTAACTCTCCCGCAATGCGGGCACTCTCTGCGCTTATCCTTACGAGTCACCATAAAAACTCCTTCAAGGCAGCCCTCCGCAGAGGGCTTCCCAAAAGGGCCCCGAATAGTGTCGAGGCCAGCACGTCCGTATATCGGCAGAAGGTCGTTAGCTCGATGCTCCGGTATTTATCGTGCCGAAGTAATTCGGCTGCGCGACCGCGAACCCCCACCGAGTGAACATATAGAAATACATCTGATATGCCTTGGCCCCGGTGTACGGGTCCATGAATAGGGAAATGTTCGTGAGTCGATCTCCTATCCAGAAACCGCGCATGTTGCCGAAGAGCATAAACTCGGTTTCCGCCGCGCTGGAGGATGGCATCTGAGAGCCCGAAACGAGCGGATACCCCCAAAGCCTTTCCTGATCTTTCTGGCCGCTCCGGGAGTCATAGAACAGGTAATTCCCGTTCGAGTCCTTGAGCCCCTTCACGTACTGCCATTTCGGCGTGTAGTGCATGTACCACTTGCCGTTGGTGTTGATGTAATGCTCGGGTATCTTCCCGACCAGGTTCCGGATGTTGCTTTCGAGCAGTTCGCTGAATGCGGTTGACCCGGTATCGAATACCTCGCTGTATCCCGCGATGCCGGAGAACAGGCCGCTGACCGGGTCTCCGGTTGCCTGGAACGCCGCGGAGTCGACCTTAAGACCGACAGCCTCGACGAACTGGTCGAGCAGGAGCCCTGCAATGCCGCCCTCGACGAACGCATCCTCGATGAGCTCTTTCGAGGTGATGCCGAACGCGTCCATCCGTTTCGCGGTGAGTGTCACCTGGTCGAATGTCGGCTCGGTTTCGGTGGCGTCGCTCTCTTCGTCTGTAAACGCGACACTGACCTTGGTGAGCTCCCTGGGTAGGGTCATTGAGCTCGAGGTCATCTTGATGTGCGTTCCTTCCCTGAGCGCGATAGACGGTTCCCGCAGGTAACTGATAAGCTCGCTCCGCTCTTCGGTCGGCACGAGATAACCACCTTCGGAGTTGGTCCCTTCCTCCAGCGCAGCTTTGCCGCGAACCGGGTTGTTGAACGAATCGTCGATGAGATCGGCGAACAGCTTCAGGACCTTTTCGGTCTTTTCGGGCCGGTCGGCCATGCGCTGTTTGATGGCAGGGTATTTGTCGAACAGGTATTTCCCGCCGACGGACTCGTTGCCCTGGACGATCTCGAGTTCTTTCTTGAGCTTGAACTCGGTGCCGAACCGTGCCTTATAGACGCCGGGAGTCCCGACCTCGATCTTCGTGTCGGGTATTTTGATGTTTTTCTGGGCGTCTTCGAGGGCCTTTTTCTCGGCCTCCTCTTTCGCCTTCTGTTCCTGTTCTGCCTTATATTTTTCGACGGCAATTTTCTGTAAAACTGCGTCGTACTGCTCGTTCAGCTCTTTAAGCTGTTCTTCGTCTTCTTCTTTCTCGATAAGACGCTTGAGCAGTTCTTTCTGTTTGAGTAGCTCTTCCATAGTGAGCCTCCTATATCAATATTTTCTCTTGGCATAAAACGATTTCGGTTTCGGCCGGTCGCTCGCCGGCACGGCTGTCGCGGCTTCCTCCTCTTCCGTTTCAGTCAAGTATAATTTCGCCATAAGCGGCAGCTTCGCGCCGCCGTCGATTGCTTCTCGAATAACGTTAGCAGCGGCATTGCTCGGCACGGAGACGGCTGATACTTCGAGAAGCTCCACCTCCGTATACACGCGGTACGGCGGGTCTTTCTCGTCGTAGTCGATCTCTTCGTTTTTCAGTAGTTCGCTTATCTCCTGCTGCTTCGCTATCTGCTTCGGGATGAACCCGACGGAAAAACTGTTCATGAACCCGTTCTCGTACAGATACCGCGCTTCGCTTCCCATTTCCGTTTCCGCGAACTCGATGTCGAGCTCGAGGCCGTTTTTCGTCACCCGGCCGTCGGTCGCCTTGCCGATCGCAAACGCCCGGTAGTCGTGCGCCGGAAGAATAACCGGATTCGTCTCGAGGTACGGCTTGAGCGACTTCTTAAACGCTTTCGGTAGTATGACCTCGTGGTCCCGGTCCACTTTTCCGGCACTGGCGATGATAGAGAATTTCCCGTCATCGCTTTTTGTAAAAACACCCTGTATCGCTTTATCTGCTAACATCTTTCCTCTCCTGTTCCACAGGTCCAGGCACACAGCGTATCGCTGGTCCTGACCCGGATATTCGCTGCTCATGGTGCTGTCCGCCATACAGCGCTGTAAAAACTCGTCCCTGTTCTCATCGTTCGACGGCTTAGGTAGCGGCATTGTCGTCCTCGTAGTAATAAACTTCGACGCACCTGCAGTTGATAACTTCCGCAGCCCCGCCGTTCGGATCGTGCGGGTACATCATGCCGTTGCTGTACGGCTCTTCGTATGGGACCTTTTCGCCGTCGAGATATGCGTGCCAGTCACGGACCCGCGCGTCCCGGCTGGTGATCCACTGCTTGTATTTCGGATGCGTCGCGTCGGCTGCGATGTGCCGGCCTTCGGAATACGCGCCGTGTACTTCCGTCCGTGCGATCGTCCGGGCCCGATTTAGGTTTACTTCCATTGCGCCTTTGAGCTTCTTTTTCAGCAGCTCGGCAGCCTCTTTTTCCGTCAGGCCCTGCTCGAGTATCTCGGAGAGCGCGTCATTGAGCTTCGAGAGCACTACTTCCCGGGCCGTTTCGTTGATACCGGCAAGTTTTTTTGTCCGATGAAACAGCGTCTGCTGAATACTTGCATCCGGCGCTCCAGTCAAGTCAGCCTCGAGGGTCCCGACTCCCTCGTACACCGCCTCCTCAAGATACGGTTCTAAGGCGCCGGCGAGCTTCTCGTCATTGAAATACGCAGCGATCACGTCGGCGTCTTCTTCGTTCAACCGCTTCATGCCTTTTCCGTCCTCGAGCAATCTGAGAATCTTTTTCCGTATTTCGTAAAAATATTCCCGCATTGCCCGGGCTGCCCTGGTATCGAGGTCGCCTACCCGGTCAATAAGGTTTTTCCATCTGGTCGCGCGGACCAGCTTCTCATCCACCGGAATTGTCTCCGGTTCTTCGTACTCGACAGGTATATTTAGCTTTGCCTCCGAGGTTAAGCTTTTCGGTCCCTGCTGCGGTGCAGGAATTCCGGACGGCTTCGGTTCGTCGCCGCCGGGTACTTCACCGATACCTAAGTTCAGCCGGTCGTCGATAGTGTTAAACGGCACACCCATCTCATAGAGTGATTTCGCCGCCTCTACTTTCTGCGCGAGCTCATAATTGAGCGCCTCATTGCTTTTGAAGTCGAACTTTCCCTCGAGGCCTGCAGGGTTTAAGACCTTCCCGTCGAGCTTGTCCTGTATCAGCTTCGCAAGCGGCATAATGGTCTTTTTCCAAAGTGACAGGTCCGCGGTAATGGCGGTGGCGTAGTTAATGTCCTCGTAGATCTGCAGCGCTTCTTTCGGCACACCATAGACCATGGCGACTTCCTGCACCGTGTACTTTCGCTGCTCGAGGAACTGCATGTCTTTGTTGCTCTTTCGGATATTCGTCGGCTTCAGCCCGTTGTCGAGCAGCATTGCCTCGTGTGCGTGCGTCACGCCGCGGCGGCTGTCGATGATCGCGCTTTTCGTGCGCTGGTAGTCCGGCTCGGAAAGGCTCTCGTCGGTCGTATATACGGTGCCTGGTTCGGAGCTGTTGTCAAAAAAGAGTTTATTAAACCGGATCGCGTTGTAGTCTGCACCGAGCCCGAGCTTCAACGCTTCATACGGCGCAAGCCCGCGGATCTGGTCGTATGGGTTCCAGTATTTCCACTGAATAATTTCTTCGGCTGGATATCTGCGCTTTCCGTGCTGCCATGCAACCAGCTGACCGTCGTCGACAACTTCCGTGATGTTTGGCGGGTGGAGGAAAACGAATCCTGCCGGGCGGGTGCCCTGCATCGGCATGTGCGCTATTGCTTCGCCGAACAGGTCCAACTGAATGACAATCGCCTGCCACATTTGGAACCCGGACATATGGTCATTCGGGCGCTTGAGCAGGCTCTCGTAATATACGTCTTTCGTCGGCTCATCACCGCCTATCCGGTACAGTTCGAACGGCGTGCCCGCAAGGGTTCGGGCCTTCACCATGATCGCAGCGTAGAGTCCCGGATGCTGTTTGAACGGTGCGGTGAACTGTGTGCTGTCTCCGAACACGGTCGGGAACATGCCTTTCAGCGCCTCGTTTTTCAGGCTGTATCCTTTCCGCTGCTCGAGGAGATCGCCAACCAGCCATCGTGCTATCCTGGTGCGTAAGCTCATATAAACGCCACCCTCGGAGGCCTGCCGGTGGTCAGCACTTCGAACGCGCCTGACGCGGCGTCTCCCTGGTCGTCGTGGCCGTATTCTTTTTCGTTCTCTGACAGGTTCTCGAGCTCCGACAGGAACGCATCGTTCCAGGAGCCGCGGAGCAGCTTCACATTACCGGCCTGTGCCTGGGAGGCGAAGGGCTGCCATTTCAGGTATTTCTTCGTGGTCTCTTTGACGGTAATGAGCTTGTACCCTGCAAGGGTTGTATAATAATCGCTCACCTCGAACTTGCCGGCCTGCCCAGGATCCTGGAACATGCCGATCTGGCACGCTCTGCTGTCCTGGCTGGCTGTGTTCTTGATGAGCTGCTTGACTTCACCTGCTTTTTTTCTGCAGCGGGTAACATCGGTGACAATAAACGTGTTTCCGGTCCGCTGCATCTTCACGCCGGCGGTCCAGTCCGGATCCGGGTATTCCGCCGTCGGCTCCGAGGCCGCCCGGTCCCAGAAGCGCACTTCCCGGTCCGGCTGCGGTGCGCTGTCGATAATCTCAAAGTCTGTCCTGGCGAATATGGTGCCGGCGGTCGCCCGAATCTTCCAGTTGCCCTGCTCGAGGCGCATTCTCTCAACACGAGGCAGTGCCTTGAGTTTCGCCAGGTATCCCGGGTCCTTGTCTAACAGGATCTTATTGTCGTACACATTCGACGGAATGAACGTGAAGCTGAGCGGTTCGAGGCCCGGGTCGATATCGTGCGCGTATTCCTTAGCCTCGGCAATCGTGTCGAACCAGAGAATATCATCGCCGGAGCGGACCATATACCGTATCGCTCCTGACTTCTCCGGGTCCGGATATTCTCCTTCGTCGTCTAAGTACCAGCGGACCATGTCCTTCACCCAGCTGTCCGGGTCCGGGTTCGTTGCCGCCCGCATATACGGCTTGACGCCGCATAAGGACCGGTTTCGCGAGAGCAAATAAAAAAACTGCTTTTTCGTGAACTGCGTGAGCTCGTCGAACTCGATAAGCGGGACCTGTGCGCCCTGCCAGTTGTACACGTCCTTGTCGTACTGCAGGTGGTGAAATTCTATCTTTGCTCCTGACGGGAATGTCCACCGAAGCGGCATCTGCCGAGGCTTTGCTCCGACTGTCTGGTAGAGCTCAGCCGAAGTGTCCCAGAGTCCGCCCTCGGTCGTAATCATCGGCGAGGTGCGCCGAAAGACTGTAGCGCCGAAGTCCTTTACCTTGATGTGCCGTAGCGGCTCCATGAGCAGCGCGAAAGTTTTTCCGCCGCCGGCAGCTCCGCCGTAAATGGCGATGTCTGCAGGCGTCGAGAGAAATGCTTCCTGCGGTCCCTGCTGCGGTCTAATCTGCGTCATGGTCTCTGCCGTTGTCCGGGAGGTAAATATGCACAGCAGAATCAATACTGCCGCTGTGGTTGAGGTTAATGGTCTGTTTGTAAATTCCTTCGAGTTCCATGAGCAGAGTTCGGGTTTCGCGAAGTTCGCGAGAGAGAACAG